ATGACAAACTGCTTGTGTCTGACAGTGACAAAATACTGATCTATTCTAAGTACAAGTTTATGCTTCAGCTAATCTTTGAAGACTACTATGATGTAGCAGTTCAGCATCATGGCAGTATGTCTCCTGTCAAAAAGGCTGAGGCAATAGCTAAGTTCAGGAATGATCCTAGGTGCAGGCTATTTTTATCGTCGCACTCAGGTGCTTACGGTCTGGACATGAACATGTCTAACCTGCTAATAAACTATGATCTTCCCTGGTCTGCCGGAAGATTAGATCAGATAAACTCCAGGCACCGCAGAAGATCTAGCTCCTTTGAGACAGTATCCGTGAGGAACTTGATACTTAAAAACTCTTTCGAAGAGAGAAGGGTCAGGATACTAGACAGGAAGAGGAGCTTAGGCAGTGCCATCCTTGACGGTTACGGGGCAGACAGACAGGGAAAGATAGTCCTGGAAGGTGACAGTTTGCGGGCTCATCTAGAAGAAGTAGTCCACAAAGGGTTGACAGGGCTGCCCTGACCTGGTATAATGGATAGTAACTAGAGAGGGCACGGCCATAATTAAGAATCCAGTTCCGTTAGAGCTACGGTTAGCTCACCTTTATCTCACAGTCTCTTCTGACGAGGCACGCCTGAAGGCTAAGCGAGAGTCATTGCGCAAGGACATAATGCCTCTACTTCAAAGCTTAGAGCCAGACGAGGATGGTAATTTCTACTATGAGTTCCCAGACGTTATTCATTTAGATGAGACAAACTTCGCTGGCATCATGGCTCAGCGCAGAGTATCAGAGTATGTTGATGATGATAAGGCGATGGAACTGATTAAAGTTCATGGCCTTGAAGACAGGTGCCTCAAGTCATACATGGTAACAGAGATAGACTACGATGCCCTTTACGCATGTAACCAGGAAGGTGTCATCTCTGATGAGGATATTGACAGTATCATTGAAGTCAATGAGAACTATGCGTTAGTGAAGGTGAAGAGATGATGTTATTAGCAAACCTGCTAGTGTTAGCGGTGAACTTAGGTGTTTTAGGACTAACTATTAAGGTGTACACGGAGTTCATTAAAGAAAAGAAGTACAGGCAACCATAATGCCACAGAATTATCCTGGGTCTAAGAGACCTCTCAAAACCTTTGATACAACGTTCAGCCCTGTTCCTGACACAGCACTAGATCCTCTTGGTGAAGGAAAGAAGATGCGTGTGGGTACAAGAGAGCTTGAATTCTATACCATTGGTGATTTAGCCAGGGCTCTTAACAGAAAACCTGTGACTATCAGGAAGTGGGAGTCAGAGGGAGTCATTCCTAAGGCAGTATATATTCTGCCGTCAAAGATTGACGACAAACGAGGAGTAAGAAGACTCTATTCGCGTGAGCAGGTGGAAGGACTCATGTTAGTGGCAAGAGAAGAAGGAGTCTTTGAACCGAGCGCGAATGGTAAATGGAAATCAATTGAGGATACAGATTTTAGGCAGCGAGCCTACGATCTATTTGTAAAACTAGAGGGAACATGACGCTAACTGTACAAGTTTATCCAATGTACTCTGCTGGAAACCCTGTTAGGACTTATGAGAATGTCAAGAAGTGGCGTTCTGGTTCTGGCAGTATTGTGATTACATTTGATAACGGGGAAAGAGAAATAATTTCTTCGGGTAGCTGGCTGAGTATTTCGGAGAAGAAATGAACGGGCACGACTTAGCTAAAGAAATAATAAGAAAACACGGTGTAGACAGATATCCTACGATAGAGCTAAAGTTGCTGAAGCTTGTCACTGAGGTAGGAGAGCTTGTAGATGCACACATGAAGCCAGGCAAAGATGTCAACGACTTCGCTAAAGAGTACGGTGACGTTGGGCTTACGCTGTATCACATAGGCAATACTTTATACCTCAATCTAGAAGACGAGATGCTCAATGTAGTCAACAAAGAGACGAGAAAATTTGCATGATTGTAGAAAGACACAGAGAATTAGCAATTAACTTAGGCAATCAGACCTACGAAAGCGCTAGGATTAGCGCGAGAGTAGTGCTTGACACTGAGAGCACAGATATTCCTAACGGAGTAGATGCCTGGGACTATGCTGATACGCTTCTCACAGAAGCACTAGCATCAGAAGTAGCATACTGGCACGAGATAACAACCAAAAAAGATTCATTCATTCATTTAGTTCACGAAGATAACAAAGAACAAGAGACAAAGAATGTCTAGAGATTTACAAAGAATCGAGAGACAAAAAATGCCTAGAGATTTACAAAGAACAAAGCCAGCAGCAGAAGACACAGAAGCAAAGGGAGGGCTTGAAGAATTTGCTCCTCGCAGAAGAGGAGTTTCAGATAGTCCTGTAGTATCTGGGTGGAGTGCTGACAGGCAGCCCGCTGTTGCTAAAGGTGACAGGCCAGTAGCGTTTAAGGTTCCAGATGACAAGGAAGAAGTTCTTTTGGCTTTCCTTCAGGACAAGCCTTTTGCATCCTTCTTTCAGCACTGGGTAAAGGTAGAGCAAGGAGCACGAAGGCCATATACTTGCCTTGGCAAGGGATGTCCTCTGTGTGCTGTAGGCGACAGGCCAAAGCCTCAGGACTGGTTTAACGTAATTGAGATGGGTGATGAACCAGTACTTAAGCTGTGGTACTGCTCTGCTGATCCTGCTAAGGCTATCAAGGCCAGAGCAGACAAGGAAAGAACTTCTCCTATCAACAAGCCTGGACTGTACTGGGCAGCTTCCAAGCAGAAGGCGTCTAACGGATTCAATGAGTATTCTATTGACCCTGTGAAGGAAGATGAGCTTAGTGACTGGGGTGTGGCTGCACTTACTGATGAGCAGCTAAAGACTCTAACTGAGAAGGCTTACACTGCTGACCTAGTTAAGATTCCAACTAAGGCAGACCTTGAAGAGGTTGTAGACAAGTACCTACAGGACTGACGGTGAATCTAGAGAACGTAATACTAGACGAACAGGAGCTAAAAGACGCCGTAGGATATTTTAGGACCCAGCCAGTGTTTGTTTTTGACGTGGAAGCACAGGGAGACTTCAGAGATGTGTCTCACCTGGCTAACCTAAGCTGGATTTCACTAGCGACAAAGGGCACAACAATTGTTGTGCCCTTTGGGCATCCTATAGGTGACAAAATAATTGGAGAGGATAAGATTGAAGCAGTTTATGGTCCTAAAGCACAGAAGGCTGGGCAGACATACCTCAAGAAGATTCCTGTATACGAAAGCCCTCCTAGGCAGCTTGATCCTGGCAGGGTCTTTGATATACTTCATCCATTATTTGACGACGATCAAATAACTAAGGTGGGACACGATGTTGTCTACGACTTAGCCGCTACAGCTAAGTACTTCGGCAATGTTCCTTCACCACCATATGATGATACAAAGATAGACTTCTGGCTGATCAATGAGAATCGTATGCGCTTCGGGCTCAAAGAGCTAACAGAAGAGTACTACGGCCACAAGTACGACTATGAGAACGTGGGAAAATGTGTAGAGAAGTATCCGTTCTCTACTGTTGCCTACTATTCCTTCTGTGATGCCAAGTACACTTGGCTTCACTACTTGAGGCTGATCAATGAGATAAAAGAGCAGGGCTTGATGCCTGTTCACAACATGGAGATGCAGCTTCTCAATACTATGGTAGGCATGAGGCTTGTAGGTGCCAGGGTTGACCTGGACAGACTGCATGGTTTGTCAGCGGCTCTTACTAAAGATCTGGTGCAGCAAGAGAAGGCTATCTATTCTTCTGCTGGTCATAAGTTTAATGTTAACTCTAATCCTCAGAAGCAGCACGTTCTTTACGAAGAGCAAAGTCTCAGGCCGTGGAAACTGACAACAGGTGGGATTAAAAAGAAGAAGCTTGGGCAAGAGATAACAATTAAGGATTACTCTACTGACGATGAAGTTCTTGCTTCCTACCCAGATAATCCTGTGGCTCATGCACTGAGAGAGTATGGAGACACAGCTAAACTATTGTCTACTTACGTGAATGGATATTTAGGTGACGGAGAGAAACCCTCTATTATTTATGACGGACATATCCACGCTGGTTTTATGCAATATGGCACTGTTACTGGCAGGTTTTCTTGCCGTGCCCCTAATCTACAGAATATTCCTCGTCCTCATTCTGATCGTGGCAAACTTATTCGCGGTATCTTCATTGCTGAAGAGGGAGGAAAGCTAGTCGTAGCTGACTACGGGCAGATTGAGCTAGTTGTGCTAGCTCATTATGTAGGCGAGGGAAAACTGTACGAAGGATTCATGCAGGGTATTGATCCTCACACAATGACAGCAGCCATGATCCTGGACAAAGATCCTGCTGACATCACCAAGGTAGAGCGTCAGGATATGGGCAAGACAATGAATTTCGCTATTGTCTACGGCGCTGGCATCTATAAGGTAGCTTCGATGGCGCACATAACACCAGACGAAGCGAAGAGAAAGCTGAAGAAACAAGCAGAAATGTTCCCTGAAATCCACGATTTCAGAGACTCAGTTATCGCAACTGCTAGAAAGCGCAAACCAACTCCTTATATTACAACTCTACTCGGACGTAAGCGGAGAATTCCTGAGCTTGGATCAAGTGTCGAGGGCAT